GTCTAATCTTGAATCTATCGCACAAACAGGCGAGATAAAAGATAAGGCATGGAAGATATTATAGGCATTTGCCTACTAATCGGTAACCTCCCGTAGAGGAATAAAAGGTAATACAAATGAGTGATGAAACCATGACTCCCGAAGAGGGAAGTGGAGAACTAACTGTAAGAGATGCAGCTAACCAATGGGAAGGCTTTTTGACATCAGGTGAGGACTCCAACGAGCAACCAGAAACTGTTGAAACAGAAGCAGTAGAACAGGATAGCGAGGAAGCAGAAGACCAAGCAGATTACGAGGAAGCTGTTGAAGCGACCGAAGATGAAGTGGAAGAATATGCTGACTCTGAAGATGATGAAACTGAAGTTGAAGAAGAGGAGCAACCACAAACCTTTCGTGTAAAAGCGGCAGGTGAGGAAAAGGATGTCACCCTTGATGAATTAATGCAGGGTTATCAACTTGGTGCAGACTATACGAAAAAGACTCAAGAAGTATCTGAGGCTCGCAAAGCAGTAGAAGTAGAAGCTAAAGCTATTAATGAGGCTAAACAAGTTAGAGATACATATGCTCAACGACTACAAGCTATTGAACAGTTCCTTACACAAGGGGATAGTCCAGAAGATTTAGTCGCAATGAAAGAGAACGACCCGATAGGATACGCAGTTAAGGTCGCAGAGATGACCGAAAAGAAAGAGCAACTACAGCAAGTAAGAGCTGAACAGGACCGCATTGCTAGAGAGCAACAAGCGGATTACCAAAAAGCCATGCAAAGCAGAGTAGCTCAAGAAGCACAAAAATTAGCAGCAGTCCTTCCAGAGTTTTCAGACAAAGCTAAAGGCGAACAAATCAGAAATGAAATTCGCAATTATGGCAAATCAGTGGGATTCACAGACGATGAGTTATCTCAGGTCTATGACTCACGACACGTCCTTGTACTGCATAAAGCAGCCATGTACGACAAGCTACAGAAGTCTAAACCAGGCGTTCAGAAGAAAGTAGCTAACGCTCCTAAGATGGTTAAGTCTGGGACAAAAGTTAAGCAAGGCAACAATGATGTACAAAGGCGACAAAAACAACAGCTTAAAGGCTCAGGCAAAGTGCGTGATGCTGCTAAGTTATTTGAAAACTTTATTTAAGGAAATTTAAACAATGGCAACTTATCAAACCTACCAATCAGTTGGTAACAGGGAAGACCTCACAGATATGATTTATGATATCTCCCCTACAGAAACACCTTTCATGTCATCTATTGGCAAAACTAAAGCAACAGCAACTTTCCATGAATGGCAAACAGACTCACTAGCAGATGCAACTGTTAATAACGCTGCGGTTGAGGGTGCGGATGCAAGTTCTGCTACACTATCTCCTACTACAAGAGTAGGTAACAGAACACAAATCTCACAAAAAACTATTCAGATAGCTGGTACTGAAGAAACTGTTGATAAAGCTGGACGTAAGTCAGAAAAGGCTTATCAACTTGCTAAAGCATCTTCAGAACTAAAACGTGATATGGAAAAAATCATGTTGGCTAACCAAGCTGCTACAGCTGGTGATTCATCTACAGCACGTACACTTGGTTCACTACAAGCATGGTTAAACACTAACGCTGTTTTAGGTGCTGGTGGTGTAGCAGGTTCACTAGGTACTACAGCTCGTGTATCTGGTACAGATGCAGCTTTCACAGAAGCTATGTTAAAGACAGCGGTTAAATCAGCATACACAAACGGTGGTAACCCAACCGTGCTAATGGTTTCTCCAACACAAAAACAAGTAGTTTCTACTTTTGCAGGTATTGCAGAGCAACGCTATGCAGCTCCAGCTAACAAGCAAACTACAATCGTTGGTGCAGCTGACGTATATCTATCAGACTTCGGTACACTATCTGTTGTTCCTAACAGATTTACTACTCCTGATGCAGATGACAATGGCGAACAAGCATTCGTACTTGACCCTGAGTACGCAGCAGTAGCTTTCCTACGTCCTTTCCAAACTAATGAACTAGCTAAAACAGGTGACTCTGAGAAGACTCAGCTTTTAGTTGAATACACATTAGAAGTGAAGAACGAAGCAGCTCATGCAATTATTGCTGACTTAGCTGAGTAATAAAGGTTAGATAGCCCTCTTCGGAGGGCATCTCCTTACGAGGACATTATGGCAAAACTATTAAAAAAAGATGAGTTAAGACAATCGGTATCACACGATACTGATGAAGGTATTGTTATTGCAACACAACAAGATGTTACAGACATCATTGAACAGAATAAAAGAGAGTACAACACATCATCCACGACATGGGGTGACGGTGACGTGTTCTCTAACAAGATAGCTTCTATACCTTTTACGGTGATAGACGAACTAAACAAACAGAAGATTATGCGTGGCTTCCACGTAGTAGACCCTAAACGATTTAAAGCATGGTTGAACAATCCTGACAACAGGTTCTTTAGAACTAAACAAGGCACAGTATAATGGCATTCTTTACCGACTACACAACACTACAGTCTACGATAGCTGATTACTTAGCACGTACTGATTTAACAGACCAGATACCTGAGTTTATTAAATTAGGCGAAGTAAGACTTGCTAGAGATTTACGCATCAGACAAATGCTAAAGGTAGCAACTGCTGTAGCGACTACAGGTGACTCTACCGTATCTTTGCCAACAGACTTCCTTGCTATGAAAGACTTACACTTTCAAGGTAACCCTGTAAACCCTATTGAGTTTTTATCTACCAGTAACTTTTTTAGAAACGCAGGCACAACAAATAAAGGTTGCCCACGATACTACACACTACTAGGTGCAGAGTTTCAATTTGCTCCTGTACCTGACTCAGACTATACGCTACAAATGGTTTACTATTACAGACCAGCTTATTTGAGCGACACGAATCCTTCTAACTTATGGATGGCTTACACACCTGATTTGCTACTATACGCAGCACTCGGTGAAGCAGAACCATATTTGATGAACGATGAACGATTACAAACATGGGCATCTATGTATGACAGAGGACTTGTTGCTTTAACTAAGAGTGATGACGATGCTGAATATCCTGCTACACCACTATCTATAACTATATCTAAGAGGTAATTTACTATGGCTGAAATGTCAAACTATTTGGAAAACGCACTACTTAACGGAACATTGAACGGTACAACGTACACTGCTCCAACTACTGTCTATGTATCACTATGGACATCTAACCCTAACGATGACGGTTCAGGTACAGAAGTATCTGGTGGCTCATACGTTAGAACTGCGGTATCTTTTGCAACTGCTTCAGGCACAACAGGTCTAGTGGCTACGGATGCAGACGTTACTTTTCCTACAGCAACTGCTGGTTGGGGTACTGTAGGTTGGATAGGTATTAACGATGCTGCTTCTGGTGGTAACCTTTTATATCACACAGCTTTAGATACTGCAAAAACTATTGACTCAGGTGATATTTTCAAAATCACTACTGGTAACCTAACCGTAGAATTAGCGTAAGGATAGCACATGGCTCTCGTCTTTAAAGATAGGGTAAAGGAAACTACTGCTACCACAGGTACAGGCACAGTTACATTGGCTGGTGCTAGTGCAGGCTTCCAATCATTTAGTGTCATTGGTGATGCTAATACTACCTACTATACGTTAGTATCGGGTAGTGATTGGGAAGTAGGTATTGGTACTTACACATCGTCAGGAACAACGCTGTCTAGGGACACCGTACTAGAGTCTAGCAATGCTGGCTCTAAGATTACTTTAGCTGGCACTAGCGATGTATTCTGTACTTACCCAGCAGAAAAAGCAGTAGTACAAGATGAAACTAATACCGCTTATGTACCACAAATAGCAGCAAGTAATGGCGTATCATTAACAAAAAATAACATCAGCTCAAACTTTACTATACCGACAGACTATAATGGATTTGCTGTTGGACCTCAAACAGTTGACTCAGGAGTAGCATTTACTATTCCTTCTGGTAGTCGCTACATCGTAATTTAGGGATAATACATATGGCATCAACTATAAACGCATCAACCACAGGAGTCGGAGGCATTGTAACTTCGGCTGATAATACAGGGAATATAGACGTACAGTCAGCAGGTACTACGGTTATGTCGGTAACGTCAGAAGGTATTGCCGTTACAGGGCGTGGTTATTCACCTACCATTACATTAACCGATGGAGCAACTATTAACTGGGATACGGCTACAGGACAAGTTGCTACCGTAACGCTTGGTGGTAACAGGACAGTCGCTGCACCTACTAATCTTGCTAACGGAGCATTCTACGCATTAGAGATAGTACAAGGTACTGGAGGTCAAACATTATCATGGAACGCAGTGTTTAAATTTACTGGTGCAGTTGCACCTACACTATCTACCGCAGCAGGTGCTAAAGACTTCATCACATTTAGAAGTGACGGCACTAACTTATATGAACAAGGTCGTAGCATAGGAGTTGCATAAATGTTTGTAGGCATGGGTGCTAATGGTGCAAGTGGTGGTTATAACCTAGAGAACAGCTTACGCTTTCGTTCGTCTGCTTCTGCTTATTTAAGTAGGACTCCTACTACTGCAGGTAATCGTAAGACTTTTACTTTAAGTTGTTGGGTTAAACTTTCTACACCTGACACGTCAATGTCTATTTTATCTTCAGGTACATCTAATGCTGATAGAGATTCTTTAGGTTTTAGTTTAAGCAGAATGAATACTGTAATTATACAAACAGCAGCGGCAAACCCACAAGAAACTACTACTGCAAGATTTCGTGACCCTTCTGGATGGTATCATGCTGTATGGTCTATTGATACGACACAAGCAATAGATAGTAATCGTATAAAAATGTATATTAATAATGAATTACAAACTAACTACGATACTACAAACTACCCAGTTTTAAATCAAGAATTCTTTATAAATAGTACAGCTGAACATAGAATAGGTAAATTATATTACTCTACAGATTTACAGCAACTTGACGGCTACCTAACAGAAGTAAACTTAGTAGACGGACAAGCACTTACTGCATCAGACTTTGGTGACTACAATTCAGACACAGGTGTATGGCAACCTAAAAAATACGAAGGCACATATGGTACTAACGGATTCTATTTAAAAGGTCGTGGCACAGATAACTCTGGTAATGGTAATAACTTTACTGAAACTAACTTTAACACAACCAACAGTGCATTAACTACCTACGACATCATGACAGATGTCCCTACACTAACCGATGAAGATACGGCTAACTATGCTGTTATTAATCCTTTAGACTTATCTATCTATACAGCAAATTCTACTCTTGATGGTAACTTGAGTTTTAAAAATACAACAACAAATGCTAATGGTTGTGGTAGAGCTACTATAGGTGTAAGTTCTGGTAAGTGGTACTGGGAAACTACAGTTACTGCTCTTGGTGGAGTATACCCAGATTTAGGAATACTAGGTTCAACACAACCCTTTAGTGATAACACGCAAACATATATTGCAGGGTACTCTACTGGGTACGCTTATAGAGGAAGTGGAGATAAAGGGAATAATGCTAGCGTTGTAGCCTATGGTGCTGCTTATACCACAGGAGATGTTATTGGAACAGCTTTAGATTTAGATGCAGGAACAATTACTTTTTATAAGAATAATGTAAGTCAAGGAGTTGCTTACACTGGATTATCAGGACAGTTTTCTCCAGCTTGGGCAAACTATGCCTCTGGTGTATTTACAGCTAACTTCGGACAACGACCATTTGCCTACACACCACCTACAGGCTTTAAAAAACTCAACACATTTAACCTACCTGATAGTAGCATTGTAGATGGTAGTGAGTATTTTAATACTGTTGTTTACTTAGGTGATGGTTTATCAACAAAAACTATTGACACTTATGAGTTTTCCCCTGATTTAGTATGGGTTAAGAATAGAGGGTCTACATACAATCATATATTAGTTGATTCCGTTAGAGGTGCTAATCATTT